CATTGTACTGGGAGATGTTAAGCCATCAATTATCAACTCACCGAGTTCGTCCGAGAAATCCGAAACATTTACTTTTTTGTCGAGTTCGGTGTCCACGTATGATTTGTTCGCCTTCTTGCCTAACTCCGTATCAACATACGTTTTATCCGACTTTTTACCCAATTCGGTGTCGACGTATGTTTTATCGGACTTCTTGCCTAACTCTGTGTCCACGTACGTTGTATCCGCTTTTTTCTCGTTTAAAACCTTACCTTGATTGGCAGAAAGCGGATTGATAGAGCTTGTTGAAGTTAAGTTGTTTTGCACTAACGATTGCGTAACAACACGACTGCCACCAAGATACATTTTGTTATCGGTATCAATATAGGTGTTCGTGGTGTCGCTTCCACTTATTGAATTAATAAAACGCAATCTACCGCCATCGTTGACTATGCTCCAATCCCTATTTCCATCAGTTTTAGTGCCACGTATTAAACTTATGGTAGGTTTTCCGCTTGATGTTGTGCTAATCCCTAATTCCCCGTTCTCGTACACGAAACCATCATCGGAAGATTTAAGCGTGTTGTCAAAAACGGAATTAGCCTTGTCAAGTTTGGCATTCAGTTGGCTCTTTACGTTCGTTCCAATGTTTGCCAAACTGGCGATTTCGTTGGCGGTTATTGTTGAATTAGTGATTTTCCCATTTGCATCCGTAATTACCGCACGATTGGCGGTAAGGTTGTTTGAAATAATAGACGATGCCGCACCTGTAATTGTGCTTGTGGACTTATCATAAAGAGTATCGAACTTATTTTTAAGCCACGTGTATAGTTGAGTTCCAGTAGTATATCGTGGTCTACTGGTTTCTACGTTTTCAGACCCAAGCCATATAGGGATTTTGTCAGTATCCGCCATTGCTTGAAGCGTGTTTTTCGCTCTGCTGTTTTTAATCTCGGTATCTATTTTAATAAAATTTGAGTTTAAGTATTCGTTAGAAACTTTTTCGTAGGAATCCTCAATCTCTAACTTATAATTGCTTGTTGTAGACTTTGCCATTATTTAATCTCCTATTTTTAATTTAATACTAAATGAACGTATGGAACACCGTCAACGGTTTCTTCCCACGTATAATTTATTAATTGTAGCCAAGTAATATTTTTGCTACTATAATCGTGCCACGTTTTATATCTAACTGTAATGGTTGCACTATAATCCGCAGGGGTAACTCTTGTGAAATAACGGATTACGTCATAAAGAGCATAAACAGAGATTACATCCACTTTAACGGTAACCGTTTTAACGGTTTGCAAGTTGTTAATCGAGAGTTCCCACATATCTTCTCCGCATTTGGAATTAAGATAGTTTATAACTTTCGGTTTGCTAAACGGAGTTTGTGTTCGCATTAAAGAGAGAATGGTTTCCTGTCTATCTTTTAACTCGCCAACCCCAACAATGTCCCAATCCTGTTCCCACCACTTAATCGTGGTTTCATCAGTAAACTTTATGTTTGATGCTTGAATGATTTTATTCATATTAGCTCGTAATGCGTTAAGTCGCTTGTTTACAATGTTGTGGAACACACGCAACTCTTCAATGTTTTGAACGCAAGGGTCAAGATATAGGTGAATATCGTTTTGCATATTATCACACTCACGATGGTGTTACTGAAACTGTTTGAAGTAATAAAACGTTTATTCCGTTTGCTACAAAATTGTTTGGCGACCCATTAATTTTTACTTCTGGAACGTCAACTACTCCGTCAATTTCGAAGAGTACTGCAGTTATTTGAGCAACCCTTAAAACGAGCGGTCTGTTCGCAAATTCCCACCTTGAATTAATCGATTCAATCAACTCTTCTATTTTTTCTTTTGCTTGTATTTCTATCACGCCAAACGCATACATTGGGTCTATCGTGATTTTAACTTCTACTGAAACATTGTCTGACTGTGTTCCGAAAACTTTTGGGAAATGTGTAAACGGGGTATTGTTTAAAAGGAAGTCGGAAACAACATCCACTAACACTTGTGTCGGAGTTTTGTTATCGCTTCCAAGAATATGAACCGCAACATCATAATCGCCTGCAAACGTTGGTTGGTGGTGTTCGGTTCGTACTTGCCCTACCCCTTTAATTTTCTTTACTTCGCTGTTGTATTGGTCTGAATTCCACCCGAAAATGTTTTGTTTTCTTTCATTTGCGAAACGAGTTCTAAACGCTTCAATATCTTCAACGGTTCTTCCTGGAATTAATAACTCTACAACACGAGAATGTGTTAAATCGGGAATATAGTCATCGGGAATTAAACGCCCTGATTCGATATTTGCATCGGGACTTTTAATTGTTGAATCCAGTTCATAGTAAAACTTTTCGTTTTCGGTTTTTATAAACTTTATTACTGTAAATGCAATCTGCTCTGCTTCGGTATGGAACTCCGAACCAATTGGCACCTGAACGTCAAATTCGCCCATTACAGTCGCTTGGTTGGCGGGGTAAGGGTAAATGTTATACTGTTCTGCGTTTAAGAGCAGAAACGCACTATCTTGGGTTTGTAAGAACATTTGGTCTAATGTCCACAAACAGCTTAAATGAACGTCATAAATGGCTTTCGCAACAGGAGCTAACGCCATAAACATAAATGAAGTGTTATCTCGTTTATCTATGTGGTCGGGGACTTCAGCCAACATATCGTCTAAAATCTCCGAGTACCGTTTGTCGCTTGAATCATACATTTAAAGATACCTCTGAATAAACATTTCCATAAATGGAAATTACTGTAAATTTACATAGCAACGCTCCGTTGCCAACGTAGTCAAACTCAAACTGTACTACGTCATTAATTCTGTCATCAACAAGCAATGCTTGCTTTATACGTTTTTTAAGGATTGGGATTACATAACTCGGCTGTTTACCAATTAAATCGGTTGTTTTTAAACCAAAATTATAGGAATAAATCGGACTTGTGTTAGGCTCTGTGTTGAGAATTATGTGTATAGCTTGTTGCAACAGTGCAATTGGATTTGTGGATTGGGCGGGTGCTTTAAGCCTATTAAAGTCAATTGCCCACGAATCAATCCCAGCGGTTACTCGAACCATCTTCGATGATTCTTCTGGCAAAATGTTGCGAATTGGTAAACTCATTGTTCTTTCTCCATTAATCTTGTTAAAACTAAGAAACGCTGTCCACCCAAATCGTTTAAAAGCAATACTTTGTCCCCAACTTCAAGTTTACGTTTGATAGTAAACGGAAACATCTCAACGCTGTGAGAGTGTCCAATTGACGATTCTGTTCTTATTGACGTAGGGTCAACGAATTCTTGTTCACGCTCAAAAACGAGTTCGGAAAGTATTAAACTGGCTTCGGTTAAAATGATTTTCTCTGCAATCTGAATTTCTAATGGGTCATCTTTTACAACAGTACCCATATGAAATTGTACGGGGTGTGTTGCCTTTTGTGCTTTCGTACTCGCAGTATATATCGCATCTACAAGCTCTGTTACGTTCATAGTATATCTACTCCCATTAAGGTTAAATCCATCGTATGAATACCGTTTTCTATTTTGTGTTTAACTTGTTTAGTACAATAGTTTTGTGCATTGACTACAGTATCTAATTCAAAGGAAATCGGGACAAACATTCCTGCTTTTACAAGTGGGTCGCCAACTACTCCAGTTACATTTAATTCTCTTGTTGGTTCTCTGAATATCTTTAATAACTCGTCTGCGGCTTGTTCGGGGGTATATTCTCCCTCTAAATTTAGCTTCTGTGTTAAAGCGAGAACTCCGATGTCGGAAATACTGCTGCCGTCTTTGATATAAATGTTCTCGCTTGTTTCGTCAGATGATTCCCCGTAAATCAATCTGATACGATTATACGTGTGTTTGTCGATTGTGGTTTCGGTTGCAATCTCTTGAACCATTGGAGCTTCAATTAACGTTTCACTAAACCTTGTCGATATATCGGATAGGTTTAAAACGCCAGCATCATCGTGCAGGACTAACATTCTATTCTCTACCCTACGAATAATTTCAATACACGTTTCAATTGCTTCAAGAGCTTCAACGGAGTTAAAGATTAAAGGAGCACCGTTTGCAGTTAGAACAGTTCCCGAATCGTAAACAGAGCCGAGCTTGGTATCGAAGTCTTGTGCAATCTCTGCCATTACTTGCCCAATCGTCATATCTTCAAGAGCCATTGAAATATCGTTCTGTAAATATCGGATTTGGTCGTATGCTGTAACTTCAACGACTTTACTCTCTGTTGAATATCTTGTAGTAAACACATACCCCTTAAACACGTGTTTGCCGTTTACAGATAGGTTGACTATATCCCCAAACGAAACGTTAAAGTTGTTTGTGAGATACGCAGAAAATTTAAGTTCGCCAGGTTTCCCCGAGAACTCTGTAGTCCATTCGATAGAATTGAGAACGGTAGGGATATATACGTTACTCTTACCGATAACCTGTAATTCAAACTCAATCGCTTTCAATACCTACCACCCAGTTTAGTCGGTTTTGGTCTACCGTTTATATCTAACAAATTTTTAGATATAGTGTTCGGAGCGGGTTGCTCAAACAAACACATATAAAGGGGTTCTGTAACGTTGTGTGCGCCCGTTACGGACATTTTATATGACCCGCTGTTAATCTCCTTTTTTAACCGAGCTACCCCGTCACGTACTTCCATATCCCTACCAACCGCATAATCCGAGATGAACGAGAGCGCATGGCTCAATGGCACTTCCCCACTCGGATAATACTCAATCGAATCCGGGGGGACTTCTTCTTGAACGGATTCTTCTGCGGGCGGGGTTGTTTTATCTTGAACCGTAAACTTGTTCGTTTGCGCAATTTGACGAATACGTTTCGTCTTAATAGGAATGTATTCTATCAAAGTTAGATTAAAAACAACAAAAGAACCGTTGCTTGCACCTTCTGTAAAAGGGATTTCAGATGTAACAATTACATCGTAAGCTTCGGAGTTAATGATTTCTCCGTCCACCGTTTCTCGTGAAATCGCAAATTCAACAGGTTCTTTCCTATCTATTATTAAGTTTAAACGCTCGAAAACATCACTTGATTCCCTAAAGTCAATGTGTGCAGTTAGTAAAAACTCCTTAGGAAGTTGGGGGGTAGGCACGTTGGCTTCCCGCCCATCTGCAAGGTTAAACGTCTGTTTGTTTGGTTTATAAATCGTTTGATACGTTTCTCGTGCGTGTATTTCCATACCGTCAATATAGAACTTATACATTTATATCGCCTCTTGGTGTTTGTACGTTTACAGAATCTTTGAGTGCTTTTGTTAATTTCCTAATAAACCTATCTTCGTCAGCAGAGTTAGAGAAACTTGCACCACGCATATCAATTGAGATTGGTGCGGACTGATTGATTGTGTTTCTTATCGCAATCTCTTTAAGATAGTCGTAACCACCATCACCACCGAGATTATTTACACCACTTGCAGTAGCTCCAGTATTCGCTGCAATCTTGTTTAAAGCAGAGTTGTTTGCTTTTGAATACTTGTCTGTCCCCGCCAAAGCATCACTATCGAGCTTTGAAGCGTTTACTACTGCACTTGAAGCTTTGTTACCTATGTTATCTATGCTTTCACCCACATCGGCTGCCCAATTGACCGCTTCTACGGTTGATGAATACTCGAATTTAGCAATTTCTTTGTAGTCGTCTGGGCGAGGTATCCCACCATAAATCATTTTATCTCGCATAGTGTCAGACGGTAGCCAGTCGTCATCAGGCATTACAATCTCGAAATCAGTTTTCAAAAAGCGATTCATAATGCGTAAAACACCGTTTAAACCGTCTGTTATAAACCTTAACCATTTATGCGTACGTGAATAAATCCAGTCCCATCCTTCCAACACCTTATCAATGATTTTCTCACGCAAGTTATCAATACCAAGCATACCGCCAATGAAACCTAAAACAAGTTCTTGGAAGTTTATACTCATTTGCTGCATAGCGTATAATGGATTATCAAAAGCGTTCCACAAGAATTCGGCAAAGATAAGTACATAGTTTACAAGGTATTTTAGTACGTTTAAAACAACGGTTGCAGAAAGAGCTATCGCACCAAGTATTGCCGCAGTAGCACTTATATCCGTACCTAAAAGCATGTTTAATGCTTTAACCATAGCATATATCCCTACTACCAACAGCCCCGCTGCCAAGATAGCACCCCAAAGGGGAGCAGTCCACGCCGCGCTTGCAACCGCCGCAATCGTTGCACCCATCGCATATTTAAACATGGCGGCGGTTAAAACAATCAACGCAGTCGAAGCGAGAAATACAATCGGAACAAACAAACTCCAATTGTCATAAACGAAATTAAATGCGGTGATTATACCGTCAACAAACACAATGAACACGTTTGTTACCTTCCCCATCACATCGGCAAAGTTTGTAAAGAAAGTCTTAAAACGTTCGCTGTTAAAGAACTCTTCTAAACGTTCAACTATCGGTAGAGAAGTGTGTCGCTCGACCGTTGTTCTAAACCGTTGCATCCAGTCCGCAAAGGTCATATTCATACCCAAGAACTTCTCGTCTATTTGTCGGGATTGTGCGAGAATTGCGTTCTTCAATTCTTCTACAGGCAAACCACCCATAGCTTCGATGTTCGGTTTAGCACTACCTTCTGCCCAATCCATATATCTCTCAATTACACGCAACATCTCGGGCATATTAGCTTGAACTGCGTTTAAGTCTTGACCCCTAAACACACCCACAGACATAGCTTGTGCAAGGTTGAATAAAACTGATTCACGCTGTTGTTGTTGAACTCCCTCGTTGATGAACATCTTGTTAATAGATTCTGTATATCTAATCAATTCATCTTCGGTCTTAAATAGCTCGCTGTTTGCCGCACCCATCTTTGCGACTGCATCTGCGGTTGCACTTATTGATGAATATGAACGGTATGCAGAATCAGAAACTTTGTCAAAGAAAGAAGCTACGTCAGCACTTTCTTTTTTTACAGCGTTTAATCGGGATTTAGCATTCATTAAATCGGAAGAATACTCTGTTAAATAGCTTCTAACATACCTAAATACACTCTGTGTACCACGTATAAGTATAAACGTACCCATAAACGCAGCAGCTTGTTTTGCGATGTGTTTGTATCGTCTTTCCGTTTCTTCTTGTTCTTTGCTCAACTCAACATGACCTTGTTTAACCCTACGCAAGCCCTTAACAACGGATTCCAAGCTTGATGTTGCTACGCTACCACCTATGCTTTCTATATGTACCCTTAGTCGTTGGGGTATACGCTTATAAACTCTTTGAAGCCGACTAACCGCACCGGTTGCATCTTTAGTATCGGCATTAATGCGTAAGGTTGCCCGGCGAACGAGATTATTCTTAGCCCTATCTACTTGCCTCATTGCATATAAAGCTGGGTCGGTTTTTGCTTCAACAGGAATCTTGATAGACTTTACTTTCGAAAAAATGCTCTTCAGCTTGCTTGAAAATTTTGGCTTAAATGCGATTTCGGGTTGCGGAAAATTAAACGATTCGCTTGGTGTTGGTGGGCGGGGACGAGGGGTGGGGGTAGTGTATCCCATGTTCATTGGTCGGGGACCGCGAACCCCAAGTGACTGCAAATGTTGACGTCGTTCCATGTACATACGGTCTAAGAAAGATGTTGGCGCGGGCGCTACACTTCTTGAAACCTGTGGGGTGGGGGGGACTGGGGGGATG